ACTGTAACTAACATTGAGGTAGATAACCTTAAATCTGGAGTACTTGATACTGATCTTAGTAATGGTACTGCTGGTACGGATACTACCCTTGCATCAGCTAAAGCAGTTAAGACTTATGTTGATGCTCAAATACTTAATGTAAATGAAATAAACGATATGCTAGACGTTACTATTTCTTCAGCACAAGATAATCAAGTTTTAGCATACGATAATAGTAGTTCTAAATTTATAAACCAATCAGCATCAGATGCAGGATTAGCAACTACTGATGTTGCAAATTCAAGTGCAATTGTGATGGCGATAGCTTTAGGATAATCATGTCAAAATTTGTAAATATTATTAAAAGTGGTGTAGGTACTGGCAATATAATAGATGCTCAAAGTGATGCTGCAAAAATAGGAGATCTTTCGGCAATATCTACTGATAAAGGTCATGTACTTATTGGTCTTAATATAGCCAATACTCATGCTACTGAAAATGTCACTGTAGATGTAGCAATAGCTAACGCAACTAGTAATCCTCATACAATAGCAGGGTACATCGGAAAAAATGTAGTTGTACCTCCAGGGTCTAATGTTGAGCTTGTAGATGGAAAGATTGTTCTTGATACAAGTACCCAACAATTAAGAGCAAAAAAAGGAGCAAATGGTTCCGCAGATATTATTGTTTCAGTATTGGAGAATGCATAAATGAAAAGGCAAGGTTCAGGTATTAATACTGGTAACTATACACCAGTACAAATTGATAGTTCAGGACTCACAGGATACGAAGCGAATAACCAAGGTATCCTAAGAAACCCTTCTTCTATTTCCTCAGATATTGAAATCAAGGTAAACGAAAACGCTTGTCTTGTGGGGCCAATTACAATTTCTGGAACCTTAACAGTCTCAGGTCAATTACAGATTATTTAAAATGGCAATACACTTAACACCCGAAGCAAATCCTACAGTACAAGAAGGTACACTATTTGTCGATAGTGCTACTGGCGAATTTAATGTTGCTGGTAGAACAGTTCCCCACATCATTCCTGGGGTTCTGTATCCTGCGGTTTCTGGTAACGACATCAATGGCAATGCATTAGGTGGATCATACGTTTACGGAACGGCACACACAGACGGACGGAAATATTACTACACCGATATTAAGGGAAGTAAACCCATCAAAGACCCACGGATCGGTGGGCATTTTGGGAGTCAGAGGCATAAGTTTAAGTCAATACAGTTGCTTGAGCAGGAAACTGCAACTCATGGTGATGAAGTTTATAGTGTAGATGGTAGAGATTGGATTCGTAGAGTTGGAAAATTTGACGTACACGATGGATATGGTCAGCAAGGTCACTTTTTAGGTCATACCGCAACAGGGGATGCAACAAATTCAAAATATTTTGAGATTGTTGGATATTTTAATGCAGCAAACTACTTATCTTATGTCTCTGCGGATAGAAATGTAAATGTGTTTATTGATGGTACTCAAAATCCCTCATCTACTGTTACTGCTGGAACTGCTATAAATACTCCATTAGCTAATAGATATGTTGATTCTTCGTCTGTAATCAATATTCCAATTACTGGTTTAACTACTCCTGGCATACATACACTAAAAATAGCAAATGTTAGTGGAGATTACCTTTTACTTTTCGGCATCGAACTAATCGCCCAAGACACTTCAAACCGCAACAACATACAGATCCCTAGTCAGAATGTGGTTTCTTATGGGAAGAAGTTTACAGTTTCTGGGACACCGCATTACGATCCTTTTAATGGATTTTCCTCTGGTTCTTCTGTTACATCCTATATCGATACAGCAACTTCATTAGGTGTAGAAAATTGGAAAAATAGTTCAACGTACTATCGACCTTACAATGGTGGACGAGTAGTTAAATGGGTAGACAGTAGTGGAGTGATTAAAACAAGTGTTACTCTGATGCCACCTAATGCTCGATCAATAGGAAACTCATCTTCACTCACAAATGCTACTGCAAAGGCAAACGCAAGTATAGCAAACAATACCTTTTATCCAACAATGGAAGCAGGGGCAATAGACCACTCACTTTCAGAATTAGCCAAGGCTTTTCATTGGAGAGAATTTGGTAATGGTGCGGTAAATGGAGGGGCAGAGGGTACTTATGCAGATGCAAGTATGTTGGCAAGTGGTTCTGATGATATTGCTTATGTAATGGATGATGGTTTGACAAGTCTTAGTGGTGATGATGTTAGTGGACTTTCAGTCATAACCACTACTGGTAGTGATTATTTTTATATCACTTTTGTAGGTACTGGTATTAGTTGGCATGGGACAGGCCATTCAGGTGCTTGGGAGGATTGGAAATGTGTTGCACAAAACTTACCTTATGGAAGTCACATTATAAAATTTGCAAGGGATGGTAGTGATAATTACTCAGCCATCGTTGATGGAGTAACTGTATATAATGTACATGATGGACTATTTCATCAAACTGATGAAGTATCCGTCCACCAACCCAAGAAACCACCAATACCTGAAGATGCTTGTGTGATTGCAGACTATATGCTGATGGCAGATTTTGTTCCGCAGACAAGTGCTGGATTAGACAAAATTAGTAAGGGAGTTAGGATTGTTTCTTCAAGTAGAGATGTTTTCTATAACTCAGGTGCTTCATTAACTCTTGGTGCTGCTAGTGTAACAAATACTTCAAGAGGGTTTATAGTTTACAATACGAACTCTAGTTCCGTTGCTAAACTCCCATTTTTTGGCACTAATAGTGTGGAAATGGGCCATTTGAGGTCAGGTTCTGAAAGATTTGTTTCGCAGTTTAATGGGAGTACCAGCTCAAACCAAACAAAGCATTACGATCCTAACGGATGGGCAGGAGTAATAACACATGATGGGGCATCACTAGGATTAAATACGGCACAAGCAGGATACTCATCAAGTGCGAGTCATTTTCAGTTTGCTGATTTTCAAATAGCCTCCCCAATCCACACTTCTCATCATTACCAATCCTTTGAAACCCCATTCCTTCATGAGTTAGTTGGGGGTGACAGAAATTTGGAACAGAATAATTTAGTTGTGTCTCCAGATGGAAAAACTTGGGATCAGATTACGAGGAATAAGAGTTATCTCGCAAGTGATTTAGTATTAAGTGCTACTACTGACACATCGACAGGATGGAGCACTACAATTGTATTTGATGAATGGAGAGGTATTGGTAAAAACAAAGCTAGGTTTAATAAAGATTCTTGGGCTATTGCGTATAACCGATTAATTTGTCTTAAAGATGGAACGTATGAGATGTTGACATCTGGATCTTTTGACTCCCATCAAGACATATATGTAAATGGGACTGATTCATTATTAGGATCGAGTGGAACTCACTCAGGAGTTACATTAATCAGACACATGAAAAGGGGTGATTATATTGAGGTTAAAGGAGATATGGGCCATAGTAATGATATAAGATATGGTCATTTTTTCATAAAGAGAGTTAATTAATGTTTATCGCAACTAAAGACACAAAAGTAATCGCTATTCACGAAGTAGAATGGCAATGCAGAAGGAAGGCTAAAGGCTTAGACAAATCCGCTTACTGGACTTGGCTTGATACTGTTACTTCTGAAGACGAAAACGGAACTAAGTCTTACGATTTTAGTGGTGAAGATTATGAAATAGCAGAAACCAATGCACCACTTAGTTACCAAGATGACGAAGGTAACACCATTAGTTTCAACCAAAGTGGACACATAACATCAGATGGAACTTACTGTCTGAAGTGGGACGGATCTAAAATTGTAAAAGACGATGATGCACTAACCGCATACCAGACCGCAGAAAAATGGAAAAGAATCCGTAATGATCGCAATCGGAGGTTAGCAGAAACAGACTACCTATCGTTAAAAGACAATACACTAAGTGCAGATATGAAAACCTATCGACAAGCATTGAGGGACGTACCGAAACAAACGGACCCAGATAACATCACATGGCCTAGTAAACCATCATGAGTAGTGTAATAAAAGTAGGAAAAGTACAGTCATCCACAGGGCAGGATGCAGTTACTATTGCAAACGATGGGTCCATTAGTGGACTTACTACTAACAACATTCAACCAGTTAGTGGTCAGGCACTAACGATTAAAGACGAGGGTGGAACTGCAAGTATTACTGTAGCCACTAATGGGGAAGCCACTTTTGCGGAAAATATTAAAATTACTGCAAACAAAGGTTTATCTTTTCAAAACCATTCTGTAACGAGTGCAACTGGTGCAAGTTCAACAACTTCAAACAATATTTTAGATGATTATGAAGAAGGTACTTGGACGCCAATTATTGGAGGAAGTGGCGGTCAATCAGGTCAAAGTTACAGTAGCGGAACCCAAACTGGTATTTACACAAAAATCGGTGACCTAGTTTGTTGTCAATTTTATGTGACTTTATCAACAAAGGGAACTATTTCAGGGAGTTATGCTGTTATAGGTGGATTACCTTTTAATACTTCTAGTACATTTGCAGGAGCAGGCTCGATAGGTTATTGGACTAATTTAGGTTCAAGCGTTAGATCGGTAGGATTATATATACCTAATTCCCTTAATTATGCCTATATAACATTTGAAACTTCAGGTTCGACTGCTGGGTCAACGTCTGCCCAAATAATGAGTTCATCAAACATAGATAATACCACTAGATTTAATGGGACTTTAACTTATAGAACGGCTTAAAATGGCACTAACAAAACAAACAATAACAGACAAAATCGAGTCTGTACGAGTAAAAGATCACTATGTACTTCAGGTCCGTGAAGCAGTTCAGGTGCTTGAAGATGGTAATGTGATTTCACAAAATTTTCATCGTTCTGCTTTACATCCAAATCACGATGTTTCAACAATATCTGATCCAGTAGTTTTAGCCCAATTTAATGCGGTTATGACTGATGAAGTAAAAGATAACTATCAGACTTTTTTAGCATCTCAAAGTTCTAAAAGCACAGAGTAACCACAATGCCTTCAATTATCGAAGTAGATACTATAAAAAACAAAACAGGAACCCAGAACACTGTTTTGAGTACCGATGGTTCTGGGAATAATACGCTTAATGCTGGTGTTATTAAAAGTAACACAGGAAGTAATACTGGGCTGACAATAGCATCAGATGGTCAGATCACAGTAAATCAAAATAATCCTACGCTGACGTTAGGGGCAAATACGACTTTTCCGACAAAAGTAACAGATAAAACTTATTTTTACCAAGCAGAAGTGCGTAATCAAAATTCTAACGCAAATTACCACAATTATATTTCAGCTAGTAGCTTGAATGGTGGTCTTTCCGCAAAAGCAAATGCAGTTATTCCAAGCAATATAACATCAATACAAAATGTTTCCCTTTGGTGGATTTCTCCTGGTACTGATGTTTACACAGTTAATTTTTTATCGAGTGCATCGGCAAATGATGAATTAAAGAACAATAATGATTTATCAGCAACTGCATTTTTATCAAGTACAAGCAGAACTGGTGAAAAAGTTTATAAAGAAGATTTAACTGCTATAGGTGCTATATCAACGTATTTTTCTAGCAATGTATCGGCAGGAGATGTCGTAGCGTTAATGATAACTGAAGCCCATAGCCCAGGACGTAATTTTTACGCATTAGGATTTGAAATAACATATCGATTTTAATATGAAAATTTCTATAAGCACGGCACTAACTGAACTAGGAATTAGTGCAATAGTTAAAGATAATGAATACGAAACTATTCAGTGGTTTTGTAAAGAATCTGAAATTCCAAGTAAACAAACTGTTGAAAACAAAGTTGCAGAATTACAAAAGGCAGAAGATGCACTTCAGTACCAACGTGATCGAGCCGTGGCATATGACCCAATCCCTGAACAACTCGACCAGATTTATCATGATATAGATGGGTGGAAAAAGCGGATAAAAAGCGTAAAAGATAAGTACCCTAAACCGACATGAGTGGACATAGCCCTAACCCAGCGGATTCAATTTACTATAATTATCCAACAACAACACAAGCAACAGAAGTTATGCCAGAAGTAAGCACATTATATCAGATGGTGATGGACTTAGGCATTCCAGCCTGTGTCATTATTGCTGCGTTTTGGTTCATTAGATACCAAAGTGAACTAGCAAAAAAAGAACGAGAAGAGTTCTGGAAAAAGGACGAAGAGCACGATAGTAGACTCTTGGATATGATCGAGAGATCCTCAGATGCTATTCTTCAGATTAAATTAGCCCTTGAAGCTAATACCCAAGCAATCAAAGAATTAATGAAAAGTAATGGAAGAAATAATTGAAAAAACTA